TAATATAATAATGAAAAATATTAAAAATGTTTTTATGAAACTTATAAACATGATAATAATAAAATATTGAAGATCAATTTATAAGATTTAAGAAATATTAAAAAAAAAGAAAACCAAAAAACTATCAGAAAGAATAGAATTTATTGAAAAAATAAGTTTAGATAATTGGATAGATATTATAGATACTGATTTTTGATGAAAATGAATTTATTTAAAAGATAAATTATTTAAAATAAATATAATGAAATTATTATTATCACTTGTCATATTTATAACGTCTTTTTTTGAAATGAATAATTCTTTTGAAAATGGATTATGGAGAGGAACTACATTAATATATCAAAAAGGGTTAAATAATAAATTGGATTTTAATAATATTTATTATAATTATAATATTACTAAATATTCAATTAGAAATAAAAAAACAAATCATTTAAATTTGCGTTTTAAATCCTATGATAAGATTGGTGGAACTATTACAAATATTCCAAAAACACAAAATTGGAATATTGATAATAATATTTCATATATTAGTGAAATAAATTTTTTTCAAGATACAAAAAGATCTTTAATCGTTTTTAATTTTACTTATGATAGTTTAAATAAATTAGAATTAAGTTCAATTAAAACATCTGCTTTACGATGTGGAGGAATTAGGAAATATAGCACAAGATTAAGGATAATGAATATTAGTATTTTTTTAAATTTAATGATGAAATTTAATTATTGTAAAACTACGAAGATTAATCCATATTATCCAAATACTCGTGAATATTCATATACAAATTCCTTTGATTATAAATATTTTTTTACAAATGAAGAAAGAATTAATAAAATTTTTACAGATAATTTAATTATTTCTCTTCCAGTTATTATAAATGATTATAAACCATTTTCATTTATTATTGGATGTTTTCTAAGTTCAAATAATTATAAACAAATAAATATTAATTATAATTTTAATGGAATATTAACTTCTATTGAATATAATGAATATAAAATAAATTAAAAATTGATTTTATTTTTTATAATCATTTCATCAAAAAAATGACTATTACACCAGATATATGTTCTATTATAACAAAGTATATTTATAAACCTGAATATAAATTATTAGATTGGGTTGATAAAAAAAAATTAACAAATAGAATATTATTGTCTGGTAATATAAAAGCTATTAATTTATTAGAAGAATATCCAGAAAAGATTAATTGGTATAATTTATCATTTAATCCAAATGCTATTCATTTACTTGAGAAAAATCCTGATAAAATCAATTGGTATTACTTATCTGAAAATAAGAATGCTATTCATCTTCTTGAAAAATATCCAGAAAAGATTAATTGGGATTATTTATCATCAAATCCCAATGCTATTCATATATTAGAAAGAAATCCTGAAAGGATTAATTGGCATTTATTATCAGCAAATCCCAATGCTATTCAATTATTAGAAAAAAATTTTGATAAAATTGATTGGTATTATTTATCTCAAAATGTGAATGCTATTCATTTATTAAAAGAATATCCTGAGAATATTAATTGGAATTCATTATCATTTAATATAAATGCTATCGAAATTCTAGAACAAAATCAAGATAATATTAATTGGAATAATATATCATTAAATAAGAATGCTATTAATATTCTAGAACAAAATGAGGATAAAATAAACTGGTATTATTTATCAAATAATATAAATGCTATTAATATTCTAGAAAAAAATATTAATAAAATTAATTGGTATTGTTTATCAAATAATGAGAATGCTATCAAGTTATTAGAAGAAAATCCAGATAATATTGATTGGATTAATTTATCAAGAAATCCAAATGCTATACATCTTCTTGAAAAAAATAAGGAAAAAATATATTGGGAATATTTTTCATCAAATCTATCTATATTTCAAGAAGTTATTAATATAGATATATATGATAATATTCAAAAAACATTAGAAATAATATTAATAAATTAAAAATTGGTTTTTTTTTGATTAATTGATAATATAATGAATTTAACTAATGATATATGTTCAATTATAACTAATTATATTTATAAACCTAAATATAAATTATTAGATTGGATTGATATTAATAATATTGATTGGAGTTATTTATCATATAATACAAATGCTATAGAATTACTTGAAGAAAATCTTGATAAAATCAATTGGAATTGTTTATCATTGAATGATAATGCGATAGAACTTCTTGAAAAAAATCCTGATAAAATCAATTGGAAATTATTATCTGTAAATAAGAATGCTATTGAATTACTTGAAAAAAACAAGGATAAAATAGATTGGAATTATTTATCATATAATATAAATGCTATACGTATATTAGAAAAAAATCCTGATAAAATCAATTGGAAATTATTATCATTAAATAAAAATGCTATAGAGTTGCTTGAGAAAAACTTTTATAAAATAAATTGGAGAATGTTATCATTAAATGAGAATGCTATTAATTTATTAGAAAAATATCCAGAAAAGATTAATTGGGATTTATTATCAAAAAATCCAAAAGGTATTAAATTATTGGAAAAAAATATAACTAAAATTAATTGGATTTATTTATCAAGAAATCCAAATGCTATAGAACTTATAAAAAATAATATTGATAAAATAGATTGGTTTAATTTATCAAAAAATAAAAATCCAGAAATTATAAATATATTAAGGGAAAATCCTAAGAAAATATTATGGTTTGAATTATCAGCAAATATAAATGCAATTGACTTTCTAAAAGAGCATCAAGATAAAATAAATTGGTTTATATTATCAGCAAATCCATCTATATTTAAAGAAATAGATAAAGAAGAACATAAAAAGATAATTCAAAAAACATTAGAAATAGTTTTAATTAAAAAATGATTTTTCTTATTTTTATAAAAGATATTATGTCTTTTTCTATGACAATAGATATTTGTGAAATAATTACAGGATATATTCAAAAACCACGATATGAATTATTAAATTGGATAAAAATAAATAATTTAAAATGGAATTATATGTCATTTAATCCAAATGCTATTTATATTCTAGAAGAAAATATTGAAAAGATAAATTGGGATTATATATCATCAAATCCCAATGCTATTCAATTATTGGAAAAATATCCTAATAAAATAAATTGGGTTTATTTATCAAAAAATCCAAATGCTATAGAACTTATAAAAGATAATCTTAATAAAATAAATTGGAATTTATTATCATTAAATCCAAATGTTATTCATATATTAAAAGAAAATCTTGAAAATATTAATTGGGATAATTTATCAAGGAATGAAAATGCTATTAGTCTTTTAGAAGAATATCCTGATAAAATCAATTGGGATAATTTATCAAAAAATCCAAATGCTATTCATCTTCTAGAAGATAATCCTAATAAAATTAATTGGAATTTATTGTCATCAAATCCAAATGCTATTCATATCATAAAAGATAATCTTAATAAAATAAATTGGAATTTATTGTCATCAAATCCAAATGCTATTAATTTATTAAAAGAAAATCCAGAAAAGATTAATTTTGATTTATTATCAACAAATCCAAATGCTATTGAAATTTTGGAACAAAATAAAGATAAAATATATTGGAAATATTTATCAAGAAATCCAAATGGTATTAAACTTCTCAAAGAAAATCCTGATAAAATAGATTGGTTTATATTATCAGGAAATTCAGGAATATTTCAAAAAATAAATAAAGAAGAAGATAAGATTATAATTCAAAAAACGTTAGAAATTATATTACTAGATAATAAATGATATTTTTAATATTACCTAATCAACTTTTTCAAGAAACTATAGAACATTTAAAATCCTTTAAATATAAAGAGATATGGATTGTAGAGGAACCTCATTATTTTTCTACAGAATCAATAAAACCCAATAAAATCAAGATTGCTTATTTAAGAGCATGTATGAGATTATATTACGATAATCTTAAAAAATTAGGAATTAAAGTTATTTATAAGGATTATCAAAATTCATTATTAACACAAAAAGAAGAATATGTTTCATTTGAAATAACTGACCATAAATTAAAAGAAAAATATGAGAAGCAAGGAATAGCAATAAATGAGATAGAAACACCGATGTTTTTATTAAAAAAAGAAGAAGATTTAGATATTTATAATAAGAGGAAGACTATATCACATTCATCTTTTTATGAATATTCTAAGAAGAAATTAGGAATATTAGAAGGAATAAAAAATCAAGATATATATAATCGCTCAAATCCTCGTGAAGAAGTTTTAATAAATCCTAATCTTAATTTCATAAATAAATCAAATAAGAAATATTATGAAGAAGGAATTAAATATGCTAATATGTTTAAAGATCATATAGGAAATCCTACATTAGAAACATTAGGAATTTATCCAATATCTTCAAAAGATGCTTATGAAGCTTATGAAACATTTTTAAAAAATAATTTTAATAAATTTGGAATATTTCAAGATGTTATTCAATCATCTAATCCTTTTATGTATCATTCAATTATTAGTCCAATGCTTAATAATGGTTTATTAGTTCCAATAAATTTAATAAAAATAATAAGGAAATATGAAGGAAAGATGGATATTAATAATTATGAAGGTTTTATAAGACAAGTAATAGGATGGCGTGAATATATGAGATATTTATATTTATATAGATATGAAGAATTATTGAAAAATTCATTTGGGAATAATAAGAGACTTGGGAAAGAATGGTATATAGGAAATACTGGATTAATAGTAATAGATAATGAGATATCAAAAGCGATTAAATATGGATATTCGCATCATATAATAAGATTAATGATATTTTTAAATTTTATGATAATTAATGAGATAAGACCAGATGATATTTATAAATGGTTTATGGAAGTTGTTTCAATAGATGCTTATGATTGGGTGATGATATCTAATATATATTCGATGGGATATTTTTCTAAAATAGGTATGAAGAGACCTTATTTATCATCATCTAATTATATAATAAAGATGAGTAATTATAAGAAGGATGGGATTTGGGATATAATATGGGATGAAAAATATAGGTCATTTGTAAAATCTCGAAAAATAAATTTTTATTTAAGAAGTATAAAAGATAAATAAAAATGATTTTAATAATAGAAAAATAAAAACATAAATGAAGAAGGTTATAATAACGAACAAGGAAATCGTTGAAGGAACTTATTATTATGGAAATAAGTTACCTCCGCAGATTAATACACCATCTGGAATGAAAAAACAAGTTAAAATTAGATTTTTTTAATTTATAGGATTAAATATATATTTATCAATTCTATAATAATAATAAGTTAAGGTATTATTAGATTTATTGATTTGTATAAAATAATTGAAAACTCCATCATTATAAGAATAATGATTATCATTATAAGAATGATTTAGATTAATTTTATTTGTTGTTCTACCTATTTTAATAAGATTTTTAATAAATCTATATTTAGAAAATATATCATAATCTATATCAAATAAAATAGGATTAAATATGAAATTATGATATTTTGAGAAATTTTGAATAATATTAGTTGATTTATATCTCATTTCATAATTATTTTTATCATCAATAATAAGAATTAAATAATTAATATTATTGATAATTGAAAAACGGATATGAATATTATAATTTCTATAATAAATAAATTCTGGATTATTTGAGTTATTAGAATTTTTAGATATAATAGATGAATATAATTTAAATTTATTAGGTTCTGTTAAATCTTCTTCAATTTCAATTATATTTATTTGTGTTTTTATTTTAGTATCGAATAAATATGAAGCAAAATTATTTTCATCTTTATCAGTATCATCGCCACTATTTGAAGAATTATAATAAGGACGATAATTATCTAATGTTTTAATAATAAATTTAAGTTTTTTTATTTTAGTTTTAATAATATTATTTATTAATGAAGTCATTTAATAAATAATTTATGAAATAAATAATCATTTTTTAACATTATAATGAAAAATATATTTTTATATACTCATTAACAGGACTTCTACATGTAAAACATTTATTATTATAAATATTACTTCTATTTGATAAAATACATTTATTACATGTTGTATGACCACATGGATTTAAACAAATATCAATTTCATTTTCAAAACATATTGGACACATATTTTTAGAAATTTCTTTATTAATAATAATATTATTTATGATATATAAAAATAGATAAGTGAAATCTTTTAATTTAATTTCAATATTTTCAATATTTTCTTCAATAGATTTAATTTTAATTTGATAAATATCTTTAATCCAATTATCGTAATTTTCTTTAATATTTTTTTGATAATCAATAAAACTATTATTTAAATTAGCATCATTATTAACGATATTAACTATATTTAGATGATTATTAAAAAGATTATTTATATAATTATCGTAAGTTTCTTTTTGATTAATTAAATTTGTAAAATTATTTTTATATTCAGTTAAACTTCTTTTAAGAGTTTCATAATCATCTAATATTGTTTTTGCTGTATTATTATTAATATCAATATCATTGATTTTATTTATTAAATCTTCATTATTAACTTCTACTAAATCACTATAATTCATTCTTATAATTAAATAAAAAATATTACTTATAACAAAAAAAATCAGTCTCCAAACAACGTCTCCAAATAATCATAATCTCTCTCTTTAAATACTCTAGATGGTTTCATCACTTCTTTCAACAAATCTTCATACAATTCTTGAATATTCGAAGTCATTCTCTGATAATCAACTTCAAAGATTGCCGGATTTGCCGATAATGAAACATAATCTATCATATCTTGATTTGCTTTCAATATCTCAATTGCGGAAGGATTGCCAGACAAATTTCTCCATTCTATTAATTCCGGTCGTTCCATAAGCAAATTTATAGCAGATGGATTGCGAGAAAGATAAATTGAAGATACTCTATGAGGATATTTGATGATAATGTCTAAAGCAGCAGAATTAGATGATAGAGATGTCCAATTGATTTTGTGGAAATTGTCGTAAAGAAACTCAATCGCAGATGGATTAGTGCTTATGTTTGCCCAGTTGATACAATTCTTATTTCTACGTTTACGTTTCTGTAAAAGCTTGATAATTTCTGGATGAGGATTTAAACATAACTGATGAGTGTCGACTTTTTCGTGATTTGCTAAAATCAATTCAACCGCATTTTCATTCTTGCTCAAACTTCTCCAATCGATAAGTTCAGGATGTTTCGTCAAATATCCTACAGCATTTGGATTCTTTGAAAATTCACAAAGATCGATTTTACTGAAATTTGCGAGTAAGAGTTCCATAGCATTTGGATTTGAAGAAAGCCTTTTCCAATCGATAAGTTCCAAATTATCAGTCAAGATAGTGATAGCATTTGGATTGGATGATAAAGAAGACCAATTAAGTTTGTCAAAATGTTTAGCGACCCAAGGAGAAAGTTTATAAGCGAGACGATAAGTCATTTTTAGCAATAATGCGAAAATTCGGTTGAATTAAAGAAATCAGTTTTTATTTTATTTCTATTTAGATTAATACATATAAAAATAATTAAATAAAAAGATAAATATGTATCCTATATTATTTAATTATTTCACATTAAATTTTAATATGGTTTTTACGAGACCAAAGAATGACACATTATTAAGATTTGTGAATATAAATAATGTTAAAAATTATAAAATTCAAAATAGGACGAATTATTTACTAATATCATTTTCGAAAGATAATAAAATGATTGATAATGATTATTCTATTTATAATTATATTAAAGATAATAAGAAACCTCTTATTTTAATTTCAAAAGAAGATGATAAGAAATATTCATATTTAATTAAAGATGAGAATGAATTTAAATGTAAATATGATTTAAATTATAATCAAAAAAAATATAGATATTTATTTGATATTACATCAAATAAGATTGATGAAAGACAGACTTATTGGAATATTGAAGCAAAGGTTAATGAAATTGCTAATTTCAAATTGATAATATATCAATTAATGAATTGGTTTAATTTTATTATTAATACGAATATTAAAAATTATTATTTAAAGAAGTATATAATTATGTGTTATTTATTAAATCTTTCTTTATAAATAGAAAAGATGAATTGCGAATATTCTGGAAATGTTCCTATTTATAACGAATATTCTTCATTAAACTCTATATTGATGGCATCATTATATAGTGAAAATTCTAGAGATATGATAATAAAAAAAGCTAAAAGTTGGGATAGTTCAAATAAATATAAATCATTAATAAAGAAAATAGTAAATAAAAATAAACGAAAGAGTGATATATCAAACGAGATATCATTATTAAATCCTGATGAAATTTTTATTGAAAATATGTTTTTTTTAAAAGATCCACAAAATAAAAAAAAATTTGGAAAAGATTTAAAAAAAAATTCTTTAAATAAACTTAGTTGGAATGATGATTTTATTATAGATTTTTATAGAGGTTTAGGATTATCTTGTTTAGATATTTATATAATTGATGATATACAATATTTAAATTTATATAAATTTATAAGTTGGAATTTAACAAAAGATAATTATGAAACTGAGTTAAATATTTCTACTTTTAAAAATATTAATGAAGAAAATATTATTCCAGAAAATCCTGATGTATTAATAGTTTTTAATAATAAATTAAATATGTCTATAATAGATAAATATATAGAACCTTTATCATCAAAAATTGAAACAAAAGATTTAGTAAATAAGTTTTTATCTACAGACGAAAAATTTAAAATTTTTGAAGATATAAAAGAAGAAGTTAGTATTAATGATAATATATATATTCTCGATTCAATATTATTACGAATTGGAGATAAATCAATTGTAGGTTTTAGATGTGATGGTGAAAAATATGTTTATAATAATTTTTCATCAAGTGATGATAATCCTTGTTCTGTTATAAAATTTGATTGGAGTTATAATGAAGGTATTTTTTGTTATAATCCAATAAAATGTCAATTAGAAGATGATAAAATAAGTGATATTTATGATTATTGTTTTGATTTTAATAAAGGAGATAAAACTCTTATTTATATTAAAAAAGATAAGAGACAAGATATTCTAGATATTCCTGATAGTGAAATATTAAAAATTATACAAAGAATTAAAGCAATGAATATGTCTGAAATAACAAATGAAATTAAAAAATTTGATTCAACTATAATAATAAATAATAGATTAAATCAGAATGAATTAGAAAAAATTCTTTTAAAATATGATATGAAAATATATATGTCTAACTTAAAAAAAGAAACACAAGAAACCACTAGCGAAGTTCCTGCTGAATAATTTTTTTGAAGAAAAAAATGATTTTGTTTTTATCACTTTAATTTATAAAATTAAAGATGTCTTCTAATACTGAAAAGATTATGAATTCATTTAATACATTCTTTGAGGAACATCAAAATTATACAAGGAAGGAATTATTAGAATTTGCTAAGAAAGCATATGATGATAATTATAAGAAATCTAAAAAGGTTGTTGATGAAAATGCCGAAAAGAAACCATTGAATTCTTATCAATTATATATGAAGGAACAAAGAGTAATTTTAAATAAGAGAGAGAGTGAAAGAATAGATGGAGAAAAGAAGAAATCAACTGAATTAATGAAGGAGATTGCTGAAATGTGGAAAATTCATAAAAATAATAAAGAACCAAATGAAGTTAAGAAAGAAGAACCAATTGAAATTAAGGAAGAAGAACCAATTGAAATTAAGAAAGGTGGTAAGGCACCAAGAAAAGCTCTTAATGTTAAAAAATAAAAAAATGATTTTGTTTTTATCACTTTAAATTATAAATTAAAAGATGCCTTCTAATACTGATAAGATTATGAGTTCGTTTAATAAATTCTTTGAGGAACATCAAAATTATTCAAGGAAAGAATTATTAGAATTTGCTAAGAAATCATATGATGATAATTATAAGAAATCTAAAAAGGTTGTTGATGAAAATGCTGAAAAGAAACCATTGAATTCTTATCAATTATATATGAAGGAACAAAGAGTAATTTTAAATAAGAGAGAAAATGAAAGAACAGATGGAGAAAAGAAGAAATCGACTGAATTAATGAAAGAGATTGCTGAAATGTGGAAACTTCAAAAAACACGTATTGAAAAGAAGGAAGATAATAAACCTATTGAAAATGAAGATGATAAACTAAAGGAAAGGGAATTAAAAAGTTTTATTAAGATGAAGGAAATGTTTAAGAATGATAATAAACCTAAAGAAAAGAAAATTAAACTAGAAAATGACGAGGAAGATAGTGAAGCTCAAATTATTAATGGAAAAAATGAATTATTAATTGATAATAATAAAGAAGAAGAAAATATTATTGATAAAGAAGATGATGTTATGAATAGATTAAATAATAGTATTAGAAAAGATAAATGGAATAGATTATAAAAAATGATTTATATAATTCTTTTTTTATTTATAATTATATGAATAGACCAATATATAAGTTTTGTGATTGGTTTAAAATAGATATTAATTCATATACTATTATGGATTATCTTTCAACAAATCCAAACGCAGTTGATTATTTAAATGAAAATAGAAATAATATAAATTGGTATAGTTTATCAACAAATACATCATTAAAAGCAATAGAATTATTAGATAAGAATATAGATAAAATAGATTGGTATTATCTTTCTTCTAATCCATCGGCGATATCAATATTAAAAAAAAATAAGGAAAAAATACATTGGGATGAATTATCAAAAAATCCAAATGCGATTGAATTAATTAAATCAAATCTTAATTTAATTAATTGGGTTTATTTATCAAAAAATCCTTGTGCTTATGAGATATTAATGGAAAATAAGGATAAGATAGATTGGTATTATTTTAGTGAAAATCCGTCAAAAGAAGTAATAAATTATTTAGAAAATAATCCAGATAAAATTCGTTTTAATATGCTTAATTATAATATTATAGACGAAGCAATAATATTATTAAATAAATATCCTGATAAAATTAATTGGGAATTTTTAAGTTCCAATCCATCAAATGAAGCTATTAAAATATTAAAAAAAAATCCTGATAAAATTAATCAGTTTCAATTATGTTATAATAAAAATCCAGAAGCAATAAAATTATTAGATAATAATAAGATTAATTTATCTGCTTTAGCAACTAATCCAAGTGCTATAGATTTAATAAGAGAAAAATTTGAAAATATTCCATTTATATCATATTTATATTTATATAAAAATCCTTCCATATTTAAATTAGATTATGAGAAAATGAGAAAAAATAATGAAATATTAGAGGAGGAGATATTAAAAGTTGTATTACATCCAAAAAGAATTATTAAAAATATAGAATTATATGGATTTGACATAGATGATATGTTTGATTGAAAAAAATAGATAAGAACTAATAGTGAATATTGTAAAACCCCAAAAACTATCCATTAAAGCAATTTTATAATCATAATTTGTAAAAATACCATAATTAGTAGCATTAAACATTCCATATAATAATAATCCTAAACCTCCACCATATAATAAACAAAGAAAAAATAGATTTTTATTTTCTTTTAATTTTAATTCAATTAAAGGAATAGAGAACAAGAATAAACCACAAATAAAAATGATATATGATAATATAGCACCAATAAAATTTATAGATAGAGGAGTTTTTTGAACTTTTTCAACGAGATAATTATAATTTTTAGAATTTGAAATTAACCAAATGAAATCGATTAATAAAGTAATAATAATAGTGAATATATATTCAATCATTTAATAATATAAGATATATTTATAATCCATGTTGAACTATAAAATCATCTTTTGATATTATCTTGACACCTTTTTGAATTGCTTTTTCAATTTTACTAGTTATTTTATTTCTATCTTTCATAATTAAATAATTAGTTTTACTTGTAATAGTTGTTTCAACATCTCCACCATTATCTTTAATAAATTTTTCTAATTCATCACTTCTAAATCCGGTGAAAACGAAATAAACATTTTTGAATATTCCATTATTCTCAATTATTTTAACATTTATTTTTTTTAATTTAAATCCTAAATCTTCATAAAATTCATAGAATTTATTTAGATTATCTTTAAATAATTGTGAAGTTAATTCACCCATACCATTTATTTTCATTAAATCTTCTATTTTAATTTCTAACCCTTTTTTCTTATTTTGACAAATATCAGGATAAGTTTTTAATATTAATTCTAATTTTTTTCCTCCTAATCCTCTTCCTATTATATTAGAAGCAATCATTATTTCATTACAATTTTTATTTTTAATTTCTCCTAAAGCTTCTATTAAATTAGAGGCACTTTTATCTTTAAATCCATCAATTTCTAAAACTTTTTCTTTAGTAATATAAATAATTTTTTTAAGACTATCAAAACCATTATCATATAATTTTGTTAAAATACCTTCACTAACTCCTTTAATTTTTAAAGATTTCATAAAGAACATAAAATTCTTAATATCAACATCTCTATTTTTATCTTCTAATTCAGCAATAATATCTATATGCGTTTTATTCCATTTATAAGGAATATCAGGCATCATAGGAATACCATTATCTGCTTTTTTAATAATAGATATAATATGTGGTATAACTTCACCAGATCTTTGAATTTTAATTATAGAACCAATACCTATTTTATTTTTATCAATAAAATCAGCATTAAATCCTGTTGCTTGTTTTATAATAACACCATTTAATTTAACTGGATTAAATTGAACAATTGGTTTCATATATCTGTCTTTGCTAATATTCCATTCAACATTATTAACTATTACTTCAGCAACATCTAATAATTCATTAGATTTGAAAGCAAATGAATAAGGAGGATTATCTCCAACTTTAATATCATAAGGTTTGTTATGAGTTATAACAATACCATCAATTTCATAATCACTATTATTTTTAAAAGATTTTAAAAGTTCAAATAATTTTTCATTTGTAAGAAGACTTTTAACAACTTTATATTTAGCAATTTTAAATTTAAGTTTTTTTGCTAATTTTAGAGCATCTTCGTTTTTCATTCTTTCATTAAATACATCATAAACAACATAATCTATTTTTTCAAGAACTTTTTTATTAATAGTTTTGCTATTAATAATACCAGCAACAACATTACGAGCATTAGCACCCATATCTTTCAAAAGATCCCAATTTTTCTTAGATAATAATAATTCACCTCTACAAGCAAATCCTTCAGGAATTTTCTTTGGAAATTTAATAATATCTTTAATAAATGAAATATCAGTTCCATAAGTTCCATCACCTCTAGTAAAAATCTTAATACCATTATCATTGATAAATAAACAAGAAATTCCATCAAGTTTTTCACTAATAACATATTCAAATGGATTATTAAATTTATAGAACCAATTATCCAATTCTTTAATATTACCATATTTAATTTTATTTTGACTACCTAGATAATATGGTAGTTTCATTTTCATTTTTTCAGGAGGTTTGAAACCGACTAATTTAAAATATGGATTTTTAGGAGCAATTTTTTTCAAATGATCTTTAATCAAATCATATTGTTCATCTGTCATAATAACTTCTCCTTTATTATGATAAGCATCATCAGCATCTTTAAGAATTTTTACTAAATCCTTTGTTTTTAATTGGAGATAATTTTCATACATATCTATTAATAAATAATAAATAATTAAATCATTTTTTAAGGTTCATCATTAATAATTCCATTATCATGTCTATATATATCTAATTTTTTTATACCATTAATAAATAATGGTAATGTTTTTTTTTCAGCATATTGATTTCTAATCTTTTGTAAAATTCTTTGAGGGAATGAAAAGTTAATGTTTTCGATAATATTATCATAATTAGTAATAACGTTATCTATAAAATCTACTGAAATATCTTCTGTATATTTTCTTTTTTCAATCATATTATATAATTTGATAAATTTATCTCTATTAATTTTTAATATTTCACATTTTTCATTAATTTTCAAATAATTACTTAATGAAACTAATAACATAGTAGATACATTAAGAAATATATTAGAATTTTTAATAACATATATATCAGTTATAGTAGAATTAATAATAGTCATAATAACATTAATGAAGATAATAGGAAATTCAAAGAAGAATTTGAGATTATAATAATAATTATAACTATCATTACATATAATTTCATAGATATAAATCATATCTATATAATCATCTAAAATGATTTTAATATCTAATTTCGTCATATTTTTAATGAATATAAAAAAATGATTATTATAAATAATTAAATATATAAATGATTAAACAAATTTTAACAGACAATACAAATATTATAGAAATATATGTAATGAATACTGAAAAAACGCAAATGCGAATGAATATATATTTAGACGATACATTTCTAAATAAAATTAAAAAAAAATTTAAATTAACTAGAGAGACAACATTAGTTTATTATAATAAGGATAATCTTTCATATGTATATGATTTAAGTAATGATAGTCAATATGTATATTTAAGAAAATTGGAGAATTCGCAAATAAAGACGATAAATAATTATGATTTATATGGATTAGCATTAAATGAAATGAAAATGCAGACATATTTATTTGGATGTGGGAATGATATAGATAATAGAGAAGAGATGAAAATTCAAGAATTTAGAATTAATAATCGCATATCTTTAATAATTAAGAATAATAATTTGTATATAAATTATCGACATTCGAAAGATGTTGATTTAGAAAAGACAGAGGAAATTATTAATTCAATAATAAGAAAAATAATTGTTTAAGATTATTTTTTAACATATTTATCATACCAATCTTGACCAACTTTTTTAGATGCTTCATCTGCTGTCATATTATTATTAATAATTTTATTTCTCATATTAATCATATAATTAAATGAATTCCAATCAAAATCACCATCTCTAATTACCATTTCAAATAACATTAAATATCTTTCGGCAAATTTTGGGAATTCTGTTTTTAATTTCTCAAATTTGTCATTATCATCTTTATACGATATTTCCTTTTTTCTTTTTAAAATATCATTAATAGTATTGACCAAATCTTCATTAGATAAACCATCTATTAAAAAATCTTTATCCATTTTTAAATTATTTTTTTATAATTCTCTTTATATAGAAAAATGAATAATTCAACTCTTCTTATTAATGCCTCAGTATATGATAATACACCTTTTAAAACACCTGAAAAAATAGAACCTGATACAATTGCTTATTCATCGCAATTCTACGCTAAACATCACATTCCATCATCACAAGAGAGACCTGGAAATAATTCAATAAATCCTGAAATTTATCAAAAATATAAATCCAATTATAACCTTTATTGTTATAAATAAAAAAATAAGAATATGGTAAATAGGACTACTGGGAATTGAACCCAGATCTTCGCTTCATAAGAGCGATATTCTAACCGTTGAAATATAGTCCTTTACATTTAATTAATAAAATCTAATCTTTATATCTTTTTTTATAAAAAGATGAATTTAGTAAATATAAAATAATTAAAAATATAATACCAATAATAATATAAAAAAAGTTATTATTTTTATTTTCAAATTTTTCCTTATTAGGTTTATTAGAAGGTGTTATTATTTCATTCATATATTCAGGAGAACTACTACCACCTCCCATTTTATTCTACTAATATAATTTTATTTTTTAATTCTAATAAACATTTATTAGATGTAATTTCACTAATCATTTTAGCAATACCTACATCAGTTTTATTAATACCAACTAATTTATCAACATATTTGAATTTAGCAATTAATAATTTATAATCTTTAATAAATTTCTTATTATTTAATTTAATTTTCATAATTCCATTAACTTTATTATAAATTTCAGTTAATTTATCAATTATCAATTTATCTTTTGACATATCTTTTGTATTTCCTTCATCTTTATAAATAACTTTACCCTTCTTATCCTTAATAACTATCTTAAATGTTATACATTCCTTTACTTTACTTTCAATAACTTTCATATCTCCATCATAATCATTATCTTTAATTTCTTCACTATCATCTTCTATAATCTCAATAACATCTTTCTTAACCCTCTCTTTCTTCATCTTAGGTTCTTTCAATTGATTAATAAATTCATCAAATAATAACTCCTGAACTTTTAATAATCTTAAATTCTCTAAACGATTTTTCCGTCTAGTTTCATCCTTATACATCTCTTTTTTCATTAATTCATTTTCAACTTTTTCCCAATATTCATCAACTTCACTATAATCACTTAAATTAGTTAAACATAAGGAATATAATTGAAGAACAGGTTTCATAATTTGATTAGTAATATAATGAAGATAATCTGGTTTTAATTTATTTTGATTAATAAATTCTAATGTTTCTATCTTATCTCCTTGAAGTTTTGCTTCATCATTTTTAATATAGATATATTGAATTCTATCGTTTATCGCTGGTTTATTTCCAGGTTCTCTAACACCAATTCTATCTGCTAATACTTTATGAGCTATTTTCGTGGGATCTTTATAAAATCCTCTTAATGTTTTAGATAATATCAAATCATTAATATCCATATTACCTTCTACTAAATTTCTCAATTCTTCTCTTAAAAATTTTACAGATAATTCTAAATCTTGTTGATTTAATATGATATCAATAATTCCACCATATACCTTCTTTACTATATTAGCATTATCTCTTCTTTTCAATACTATTCCCATAGATTTCTGTTTAAAATTCACATCATCCTTTTCATATAAATTACCAACATATCTCTTCTTTGAAAATAATATGAACGGATACATACATTTCTCATAATTTAATTTCTGAGGATAAGGAAGAATTCCTTTTATTTTACTTTCAACCTCCAATCCAATATTAATAGCACCTTTTAATGCTTCTTTTCCAAATTTATCATTACCATTCTCATCTTTAACCCTGAATTTACAGAAAATACTATCAGTATCTCCATAAATAACATCAGCATTATAATGTTTTTCTACGAAATCTTTAGCAAGTAATATCATTTCTCTACCAGTTGATGTTGTACAGGCAGCAATTTCTTTTAAATAAATTGGAGATGTTCTAGCACCAATTTGACCATAAAGAGAATTTGCTGTAATTTTATAAGCATTTTGAAGAGCATCAAATACAGCACATTCAAATTTATTATAAGTATTCTTAATTTCTACAATATCATCTTTTTTAACATTTGTTTTCTTATCGATATCTGTAATAGTAATCATATCATCTTTTTCATCAATAATACCAATTAATTCTTTACCATCTTTTAATATAATAGTTGAATATTCAATTTTCTTTCTAGTATTTTTCCTTTCAGTTAATAACATATCTAGAATATCTGGAATAATTCCTTTCTTACCATCTTTATATTTAGCGAAATAACAATCTTTAACACCATTCTTTGTTTTCTTATCTCCTACTCCTTGATATAAATCATAACTAACTTTAATAATTTCATATTCATCATTTTCAATTAAATATTTTTCATCAGTAATATATGTATCATGTGATAAATTTCTACAAATCATGGATGATGGATATAAAGAACCATAATCAAATACTACAATTGGATCATCTAAATAAATTGCTTCTTTAGGTGGAAGAACGATAGCACCTTCATAACCATCAATATCTAAATCTTCGATAAAATTCTTAATAACAGGGATTAAATAATCCATTTTCATACATTCATTAGCGACCAATGAGAAAATTTTAATACCTTGACCTCTTCTAAATAAGAAATTCAAAGGAACTAAACAAACATTACCCATTCCAATATTATTTTCAAGAATTTTAAGTTTATGAAGTAAACGATTAACAAGAATACAATCTTGAATACAATATTTAGCAATAACACTTCTATCTTTTGAATCACCTAGAAATTTCTCAAATATTTCTTTTGGTTTTAAATCATCTTTCTTATCGCCGATATATATCGATGCTACATTATCTAATTTATAACTATCTAATTTGAAATCTTTTTGAATAACTTTCAATAAATCAATCATTACAATTCCATCTACATCTAATAAATTAAAGATGTTATCTCCTAATGCTGATGATGATAATTTCTGTTCTTTTAATATTGATTTTCTCCTACAAATTTTACCTAAACCAATTTGAAATTTATTATTAATACCTAATTCGATACTTCTATTCCAAATATATTCAATATCAAAACCCCATATATTATAACCTATAACGATATCAGGATTTAAATCCATCATTAAAGTCTTCCATTTTTTTAATAATTCTTTTTCATCTTTACAACAACTAACATCAATACCTTCAATATCATCACAATCATTTAAACTAATAATTTTCTTATAGATAATTGTTTCACTGCCGAATTTATGAACTGAAACACCAATTTGAATTATCTTATCTCCTTCCAATTTTGGAAGAATTTTAGATAATTGAAGATTAAGAGCATCTTCAATCTCATTATATTCTTTACTAGTAATTTTCTTATTTTCAACTAATTCTTCTTCTTCTTCATCATCTTCACCATTAATTTCAATAGATTTCATTTTATTTAAATAGAATCGAATTTGTTCTTCATTATCTTTTAGAATTTTCTCAATTTCATTTAAATCATCTTTCTCCAATTTTCGAATAGTAAATAATCTATTAATTTTTAAATCATTAATATCAACATCATTTATATAAGCATTTTTAATATTTGTCATTAAATTTTTATCATCAAAACCTCTTTTTGCTATTAAACAAAGGTCTTGTGCTAATTTCTTATAATTCTTAATAGCAACAGGAAAATCGCCATGAGAACTAGTACATTCAATATCAAATGATGCTATAAGTAATGGTGCTATTTTATTGATTTTTAAAGGATATATATCATTCCAATCGGCAGTAATATTTCTATTACAGATAGTTTCTGGGATATTATTAGAAATATCATATTTCTTAATAGAAATCCAACTACAAGGTTTAATATCTTTCATATGAATAAATCGTAAGAAAGGGTCAATATTGCTTTCATATAATTTAAAACCTTCATTTTTAGGAGCAGTAGATAAGAAATAATATTTAAGTTTATCAAATAAACTAAGAGATTTAACGGAAATTTTAATAAACCTTGTTTCTTTATTATTAGAAAATCCCCAGAAATCTTTTTTATTAACGATTTCAATTTTGTCCAAATGTTTCAATAAATGAAATGGAATAATATTAGTTTCTTTATTAAATTTTGATATGTATTTCTCATTAGATAATTTATTTTTTATTTTTGTAAGCATATCCTTATCATTTAATTCATTCCAACTATCAGGTGCTTTAACATAGAAATATGGTTTATAATTAATAACTTTAAGACAATAAGTAATATTTTCATCATCCGTTCCATATATATAAATTGAATAAAATTCATAATCATCGAAATCCTTAATATTTTTATCACTTTCAGGAATAAAGAAATCAGTGATTTGAAATTTCAAAGTTTTTCTATTATCTTTGAGTTCGTCAATTTCTTTTCTTGGAAAAATATTCATATATGTATTTTTATTAAAATATTATTTATATGAATTAATCATTTTTTATTTTGAATTTATAGAATGGAAATAAGTATTCAAGGTTTAATAATATTAATTTTAGGAATTATATTCGTATTTATATTATATCAATATCATTATTATAGTAAGATTGAAAATATAGTGTCATCTATAGATAATAGAAATTATGAAGTTCAAATAAAAGATGATGCTCAAGAGGCTGCTAATTTGATAGCACAAATTAGAGAAAAATTAATAATAATTACTGATCATCTTATTAAAAGTTATCCTGATGATGAAAGATGTAATAGATTAAGAAAAAATTTTAAACCTGATAATATTAAAGAAGGAATTGATAATCCTAATTATACGAGTTATTCGGTAAATAAGGGGGAACAAATAGTTCTATGTTTAAGAAGTCATAATAAATTAATGGATTTGAATACAATGATGTTCGTAGTTCTTCACGAATTATCACATATTTGTACATTAAGTATAGGTCATACTACAGAATTTTGGGATAATTTCAAATGGATTTTAGAAGAATCAATAAATATTGGTATATATAAAAAACAAGATTTTAAATTAAAAAATGTTGATTATTGTGGAATGAAAATTACGGATAGTCCTCTTGATTAAAATTGATTTAAGAAATAATATCGATTTATTAAATAAATGATTATCGATAGTTGTGAAAAAGCATTTACTTTAGGATTTCTATCATATATAAATGAAGTTCATACTGAATATTCTCAAAATTGTTATGAATTGATTAATATCGATGATGAATTAGATGAAGCTTTACTTAAGATTTTAAAAGAATATGTTGATATTATGAATGAATTTGGTATGACATCTATGTGTTTAAAAAATTCATCATATATTGATGAAATGAAAGAATGTATTAAAGGATTTAATGATTTTACGGATGATTATAAGAGAGCATTTATTAGAGGTATTTATGAATATAATAATCTTCGAGAGAATTCAAATGATATTCATATTAAAAAGAATGAATTAATTAAAGATGATTGTGATAATTATATGAAATATACTGGTATTCCATATATTTTTGATGATGAAAATAAGATTATGATTAAATATGGATGTAGTTCAATTGATTTCTTAGGATTTCTATATAATAATATTAATAATAATATTAGTTTTGTATATAATAATTATAATTTAAATTTACCTAAGATTAATGTTGTTAAAGTTGATGAGAATGCTGTTATTCCATCAAAAAAGAATTGGAGTGATGTAGGATATGATTTATCAATTATTAATAAAATAGAGGATTATAATTCTAAGACGGCATTATATGATACTGGTATTAAAATTCAGGTAGATTTTGGTTATTATGTAGAAATTGTTCCAAGAAGTTCATTATCAAAATCAGGATATATGTTAGCAAATAGTGTTGGTATTATTGATAATTCTTATAGAGGTAATTTAATGATTGCTTTAACAAAGGTATGTGATGATGCTAAGGATATTGAATATCCATTTAGATGTTGTCAAATGATAATGAGAAAATATGTGAATACCTATTTGGAGGAGGTAGGAAATGTGGAGAAGACGAAGAGGAATAAAGGAGGATTTGGTTCTACCTAAGAAAATATTTATTAATATTTGAGACGAATTTAATTGAATTTTTTTTAGAATTATATTTAATTTTTTGAATAGGTTTAATATTATTTAAATATGTCATATGAATATATTTAGATAATTTAAGATTTTTAAGGATTATATAAATTTTAATAATAACTTCATTGTTATCTAAATAACCACCTATAATTGAAATTTTAATATCATCAAATTTATTTTGATTGATAATATTATATAGACAATTAATATTCATATATTCATCAATTATACCAATAAAAGATTTTTTATTGAAAATAATAAGACATATATTATAATCAATATTATCGGTAATAATAATTTTATCATTATTGAATAAATAATATTCACCATATTTTAGATATTTATCATAATAACGTTTTTTAAATGAAAAATGATAAGTATAATAAATATTTTTTTTAATTTAATTAAATAAATAATAATTAAATAATAATAAATTTTTTTGATAATAATATTATTATATATATGTAAGAAATCTAATAAACATTCTAATTTTAATTTAGAATTAATTCTATAAATTACATAATCATTATTAAAAAAGATATTAAAATTACTAAAACTAATAATTTTATTATTTAAAATAAAATCAATATCATTATCTTGAAATAATTCATTAATGTATAAGTTATACGAATTGGGAATTAAATAATTCATATTTAACAAAATAAAGAATATTATTTATATATATATATATATATATATATATTCATATAGTTTATCAATAGATGTATTTATTTTTCTATATAAAAAATATTATTTTTATTTTAATATTATTATTAATAATGTATATTACATTTAAAGGTTATAAATGTTTATTAAAGGATTATGATAATATAAAATATACTAATGGGGGAATACCGAAAATAATAATAAAAACATCATGGTATAAAAGAAATAATATTCCAGTTATTTTAAATAATATATTAAAAAATATAATATTTATTAATCCAGAATATAAATTATATTATTTTGATGATGATGAAATTGAAGAATTTATGAAATCTTATTCTATAAGAGCATATAAAGCATATAAAAAAATTATTCCTAGTGCTTTTAAAATAGATTTATTTAGATATTGTTTTTTGGAAAAATATGGTGGTTGTTATTCGGATATTGGACATATTCCATATACATCTTTTGATAATATATGTGAAAATAATAAATTAATAATAGTTAAAGATTTATATTATAGTGGAATTCATAATGCTTTATTATGTTCAACTAAAAAAAATTCATATATTATAAAATTAGTTGAAGAATGTATTAAAAATATTGAATTAGAATATTATGGATATAATACACTATGTATTACAGGACCTATTTTTGCTGGAACAATTTTTTATAAATATTTATTAAATTATAATAATTATAAAAATGAAAACTTAGAAATTAATAAAAAAATGTTCAGTAATTATATTATACCTGGAATTATAAATAACATTAAAATATTAGAATTAAAAGAAATTGGTGATATAGAAAATACACATAATGATAATAAATATATTGTAGATATTAATGATAATAAATATATAAGATGTAAATTTAAAGATTATTACAAAATATTATATCCTAATTATAATAAACATTATAGTAATTTATGGGATATGAAAAATGTATATGAATTATATTAATCATAAATAAAAAATAAATGAAAATTATTTAATCTAATTCGTCAATTGGTGCTTCAGGTATTCCTTGTGCCATACTTTCTGCCATTCCTTCCGGCATTCCTTCAGGCATTCCTTGAGGAAACATATTACCTCCTTGAAGTTTCATTAATAGAGGTTGAACCTTATCGGTAATTTCCTTTTGCTTATTTTTATAAACATCTCCATCTTCCTTTGGATGTTCCTCAAACCATTTTAGACCTTCATCAACAATTGGATCAATTTCAGTCTTAACCTCGTCAAAAATAGGTGGTGCTCCTTCCGCCTTAGTTGAAATACTATTCTTTACTCCATATAGATAATTTTCTAAATCATTCTTACTTTCAATAATTGCCTTCTGTTTCTCATCTTCATCCTTGAATTTCTCAGCAGTTTTTACCATCTCCTCAATTTGTTCCTTTGAAAGTCGTCCTTTATCATTTGTAATCTTAATATTATTTGTCTTTCCAGTGCTTTCTTCTTTTGCTGTTACTTCAAGAATACCATTAACATCTAGAGATAGATCAATAGTAATCTTAGGATGACCACGAGGCATAGGAGGAATACCACTAAGATGGAATGAACCTAGTAGATTATTATCCTTAACCAATGTTCTTTCTCCTTCATAAATCTTAATATCTACACCAGGTTGATTATCAGCATATGTTGAAAATGTTTGTGATTTCTTTGCAGGAATAGTAGTATTACGCTCAACAATCTTAGTCATTACTCCTCCACTTGTCTCAATACCAAGTGAAAGTGGTGTTACATCAAGAAGAAGAAGACCAGCGGTTTTATCACTATCACCCTGACCTGTAAGAATAGCACATTGAATTGCTGCCCCAATAGCAACTGCTTCATCTGGATTTAGACTTTTATTAAGAGTTTTATCATTAAAATAAGAACTAAGCATCTCTTGAATTTTAGGAATTCGAGTAGTTCCACCAACAAGAACAATTTCATCAATATCATTCTTGCCTTTTTTAGCATCACTTAGAACCTTTCCAATAGGTTCCATTGATTTTTGAAAGAAACTATCAGCAAGTTGTTCAAATTTAGCACGACTTAGATTAATAGAATAATCAATACCATCAATTAAACTCTCAACTTCGATAGTAGTAGTTGTTGATGATGATAAATTTTTCTTAGCTCTTTCGGCAGCAATATTAAGTCTTTTAAGTGCCTTTGGATTTTGTTTAATATCTTTCTTATGTTTTTTCTTAATATCATCACATAGATAATCAACAATTATATTATCAATATCAGAACCTCCTAAATGAGTATCACCTGCTGTTGCTTTAACTTCAAAAATACCACCATCAAGAGTTAGAACCGATAGATCATGGGTTCCACCACCTTCATCAAAGATAAGAATAGTGCTTTCCGCCTCAGTCTTTTTATCAAGACCATAAGCAATAGCAGCGGCAGTCGGTTCATTAATAATTCGAAGACATTCCATGCCACTGATAATACAAGCATCTTTTGTTGCTTGTCTTTGACTATCATTAAAATACGCTGGAACTGTAACAACTGCTTTTTTAACAGGATGACCAAGATATGCTTCTGCTGTTTCTTTTAGACGAGAAAGAACCATTGCTGAAATTTCTTCAGGATAAAATTTCTTCTCTTCGCCTTTATAATCAACCTTAACAATAGGTTTATTATTTTCATCAGCACTTACATCAAAAGACCATAGTTTTTTATCAGCTTGAACAATAGGATCATCATATTTTCTTCCAATAAGTCGTTTAATATCATAAAGAGTATTTTTGGGATACATAGTTGAAACATTTTTAGAAGCATCACCAACTAGTTTCTCATCATTAGTAAAAGAAACATATGATGGAATGATACGAGAACCTGTTTGATGATCTGGAATTACTTCAACTCTATCTCCAATCCAAACAGCAACACAACTGGTAGTAGTTCCTAAATCGATACCAATTCCTACATTATCTTCCTTTGACATATTCTTTGTTTAAATAATAAAATTTAAGAAATCTTTAAATAAATTTTGATGATTAATATAGATATATGACAGACTATTTTAATAAATTAACAGATAATGATTTTTTTTCTGATAAATTAACTCATATATATTTTAATGGAAAAGTTGAAGATAAATCTGTAGATAAGTTAGTTGATGATATAAGAGAAGCAAATAAAATAAAAGAAGAAAACAATGTTAAAATACAACCAAAACCAATATTAATTCATATAAATTCTACAGGAGGTTCTGTTTATGATGGAATGCGTTTTTTATCAATATTCAAAATAAGTTCAGTTCCTATAGCAACTATAATAGATAATTATTCTTTTTCGGCAGCAACTTTTTTATCAATACATAGTCCTTATAGAGTTATGACGAAGAATAGTTTTTGTCTTCTTCATTATTATTCATATTCTGGATTAATTAAGTTAAATAGAGAGAAAATATTTTCAAGAATTTATGAATTTGAAAGATATTTTTCAAATATAATTGATATGTATTTAGAAAAAACTAATTTTAAAAAAGATGAATTGAATGAATTACTTCAACATGATCTTTTTCTTAATTATAAATATTGTCTAGAAAAAAGAATAGTTGATAGAATTATTGATTTTGAAATACCATCGAAAAAAAAATTAAAAATTAATATTTATAATATTATTAAAGATGATAAAACAATTAATATAAATCTTCTTCCTTGTTCAAATGATAATATTAGTCTAGATACTATTATTAGGAAAAATAACGAAAATAAATCCAATACTTATTTAATTTATCCAATTCATAATGTATGTGATGAAGAAAATTTAAAAAAAACTTATAAAAAACTTCCAGAAAAACTTCCAGAAAAAAAATCAAAAGAAGAAGATACAGGAGATATATTTCATACTCTTAATTTAACAAATAGAATTAAAGCTATTAATGGAATTAAAATAGCTATAATTGATGTTCCTATAAGTATTGATAATGTTCTTCCTCTTTTATATACGAATAGAATATATATCTATAATCATTCATTTATTATATGTAATCTTTTATATTTCAAACATCATATTAATAACATTCTTATTGAAGATACATTTAAAAATTATAATACTATTTTTAATCAAATAAAAACAATTCTTAAACAAAAAACAAAGATGACTTTAAATGAAATTAGTAATATAAATAAAAAATATATTATTATAAATCCAAAAGAAGCGATTAAATTAGGTTTATGTCATGAAATTATTTATTCATAATCACTTAAATCACTTAAATCACTTAAATCACTTACAACACTTATAACATCATTATCATTATTAATATTAATAATAAAATTTTTATATTTATCATATAAATTAATACCAATATTCAATAAATTTATATTATATTTTTCTTCAATTTCATTATTAAGTGATAATAATAATATATATTTATAATATTCATCACCTTTTTTTTTATGATGAATTAGTTTATTTTTCATTTGTGTAGGAAAAAAAACATTAAGAATTAATAGAAAATTCATTATAATATTATTTTGGAATGCTAAAAAATTATAATAAATATTTATTATTTTCATTTCTTATTATAATAAAAAATGATTATTTTATATATAAATTAAATTTATAAAAAAAGAAATGAATGATATTAGAATTTTCATTAAAAATAATTCTAAAGAAGAATATAAAATATCTGTTAAATATGAAGATAATGAAACTATTTATAAATATAAATTTTCTTCATATCTCTTAACATTTAAAGAAGATTTTAATGAAAATATTATATTAATTATCAATAAAAAAACTTATGATAATTTAACAGATATTCATTTATTCTTATTTAATCTATTTGATTATAAAAATTTCGAATATATCGATTTATATCTTAAACAACAAATTGAAAAAACTCCAATTAATATCGAAGATTATTATAATGATAATTATGATGATTTTAATAATGAATTTATAGCAATTAGAAATCTTATTATTAATGAAAAAATATTTAAAATGAAAATTGTTCTAAAAAATAACGAATTCTATCTTTATTTTAATCTGGACATTATCAGCGGTTTTGATAATATTCTTGAAAAAATAAAACAAATTATTCAATTAATAATGAGTTCAAATCAATCTTCTTAATCTCATTTCTATTATCTTTGAACACTTTTGTTATATAATTATAAGCATCTTCGATTTGTTCGAATGTAACACCACCTGTAATTAATACACTTCCACTTTCAAATATAGCAATTGTAATTTTTTTACAATTTTTTTCACCATTTCCATTACCCTTTCCAAAACAATTATCACAACATTTACAAATACCATCTTGATATTCTTTATTCATATTCCAGAAGAATTCCAATTTAACTCCATGATATTTTCCTGGTTCAAAACTACATTTATTATTATAAATATCACTCATTAAAATTTTATGAAGAACTTTTCTCCTTATCACAAATTTATTTGTCATATCTTTATCTGTAAAAGTTTTAAAATCAGTATTTATCATACGAATATGAAAATTATTAAATCCAATCTTCTTATCAAAATCTTCATTCGTTGTTATTTCCTTATAATCTTCATAAATCTTTTTAATTTCATCAATAACATCTTCAACTATCTTATTAACATCATTTTTATCTTTAACACCGGTAATTTGAATATTACCATTTTTAAAAATCTTCAAATTTGGAAAATTATTTGCCTTATATAAAAAGGTTACTTGATTATCAAATGATGTTTTCTTAACTTCTGTTGGTTTAACTTTTCGCTGTTTCTTTGGATAAACACCTCTTTTATTCTCTCCCTCAGGAAACTTGGGATAATAAATCCAGATAAATTTACTTTTTTCACTAATATCAAATTTTTCATATAATAATCTTAGATTAATTGTAACACCTAAGTCTACATTACAAGTAATCGTGCTAACCTTATAGTTAGTGAAATAAATTTCATCCATAATCCCAATATTGAATTTAATCCATTTCTTTAAATCATTTTTTATTTTCAGATAATTTAGATAAATAAGAAGTATTAATAATTTCAGATGAAGTATTTATAGAAATCATAGGAGGTATATTTAAAACATAAGTTTTTGTTTCATCTATATGTGCTTTTCTAAATTCATCTATATTTAAATTACCTCCAAACATTTCTAATAAATATCGCGATGGTGCTGGACGAATAACATTTTTAAATCCATATCGTCTTCCCAGCATCTGTATCCAACTATTAACCTCCCATACCTTATCACTTCCACTATTAATAGAAAAATTATAAGCATTTGCGCAATTTAGAGAACAGAAAGTTCCTAATATATAAAATGTATCATTAATAGTATCATAATTATATGGCATTCCAAATATATAATTATCTAATGAATGACAACACCAGAAACAACAAGATTTATTTTTAATATTTGGATTATGGATATTATTATTATGATAATATTCATTTTCACATGAAATATTTTCAGCATCATTTGTGAAATAACAAATATTTTCATATGGAGTTGGTTCAATAATCTTATTAATATTCCTTTCATTATTAATTATTAAATTAATTTTAACTTGACTAATAGGAAGTTGAAGATAAATATCATCACTTTCATTATCTGTATCTTTAATCATACTATCAATTATATTATTTTTAACAGGTTTCTTAACGACTACATCATTAATAACTTTTTTTCTGGGCATATTATATATATTTAAAGGTAGTTCTTTAAATAATTTAATCCAGATGTTATTTTATCTAAAATAACCTTATTTTCATCATCAAATTCTTCTTTTTTTTCAATATTAGCACAAACATTCATATTTCTAATATCGTTTCTTAAATTACTTAATATATTGGCAAAATATATAATTACTATTATTAATAATAATATAACTAAAAATAATGATAAATCCATTATTTATAAGAAAATAAAATAAATTAAATATATTTAATACCTAATGTTCCTGAATTATATTCAAGAATATTTAAACATTTCACATAATATCTTAATTCATAATTATATGAATATTCGTCTCTCCCAAGTTTTCTCATCTTTTCATTAATATAATCATTATCATCTTTATTTACATAAACAACAATACTTGTAGAAATACAAGAACCATTATAACTTCCTGTAGGTATCCATTTTTCAGGATGTATAGCAAATGAATAGGTATATATACCTTGTTTTGGTAATGAAGAATGATGTTGATATGGTTGTATTAAATTAAAAAAATTAGCATCTTTTTGTTCTATACGATTTGTTTTATTAAAATTAATTATAGCAGATGTCATTATTGGTTTTAAACTATTATCAATAATATCATTTGTATAATTTGTATTATTATTAAAATTTCTATAATCATCTCTTTTTAAAGTCCAAATAATCTCCTTATTATGATTATTAGCACCATTTAATTCAATAGTTGTAGCTAATTCATTTCCTGCTTTAACAGAATAATAATTTGATATGAATATTTGTTCTATTAATATATTAGTGATTGGGTCTATCATCATTAATGCTCTTTCATCATTATCTAAAAAAATGTAATTTGCTTCAATATAGGCATTTAAGAAATTTTTTTTTATAAAAGTTGATATATCAATATTTTCATGGGGAAATATATAATTAAAAAATCTTGGACTTACATATAAATCATAACCATCTATATAAACTTGATAAAGATTTTCTACATCTTCTAATTCTATATTTAGATAAATTTCACTTGATTGAAGTTTTAATAATAATAATGCTAATGATGAATGTTTAGTAAAATTAAATGAGAGTGGAATAATAATTTCTCTTTCAACTATTGATGGAATTTCTTTATCTTTATCTCCAATAGGATAAGAAATATCTGTAAAATAATTATTATTTATTTTTAAAATTGGAACTGGTAATGAAGGGTCATAAATACTCTTAATATTACCTGTAATATTATTATAATTATCTTTTTTATCTAATGTAAGTTCATTATTAATCAATATATATTCACCTGTAATAGTATCTAAAATAGTAGCATCAATAGTTATAAATGCTTTTTTTATAATAAGTGTTCCTATATTTTTAATCCAACGAAACCTATATTTATTATTAGAATAAATTGAAGGAAGTTTGAATACAAGATATAAGTTTGATAATAAATCAGCATATCTCGCTATTTTACATTTATAAATAGTATCTTTTCTATCTAATAATGGCGATATTTCAAAATCTAATCTTACACTTTCAAATGCAAAATTTGTGTGTTTTTTATACGCAAATTTATAAAAACTAATTTCAGGATTAACATTTATATAACTATCAATTTGACCTTTACAGACTAATTGTGTTAATCCACCTACCATATTATTTAATAACTATAATTATTATTTTATATAGGTTCAACAGGCATAGTACTATCAGTATTTACCATTAGATTATAAGAAATCTTACTTCCTTGAACAAATTTAGTTTTATCCATACCTAATATTCTTATAGATAGATCAGACATTTTTTTATCAAAACCTTTATTATATAATTCAAGAATTTGATTATCATTTAAAGCATAATTAAAATAAGACATATTCGCCATTTTTATAGGACTATCTTTTTTAATACCATCATCTTCTTCTATTTCATTAATTTTTGATATCAAATCTTGTTTCACATCTACAGGATGATTATTATTATAAGCATCACCAATATTTTTTTTAGGATTAATATATAAATTTCCAATATTATTTTTCATAGCAGTTGAAATACCTGTTTCATTATTAATATTTAGAACATCATTATTATATGTTGAACGATCAGAAATTAATGTTGAATTAAAATAAATTTTACAATTAGTTCTATTACTAAATAATTTTTCTTCATTAGAAGGACTTTCTTGAAGAACTATAGTAATCATATTCCATGTTTTATTATACATATCAGTATTAATATTTTTAACCCCTAATTTATTTACATTTGTTCCATACATCTTATCTTTAATTTCGCTACAAATCAATTTAACAGCAGATGAATGATAACTATCTGGATTATTTAAATTATTATATTCTACAACTAATTCTCTTCCATTATTATTAAGTTTTACTAATGGATTTTTAACTAATATATAAGGATATGGTTGTTCATCATCAGTCTTATCTGTATCACAACTTAAACGATTTTGTTTATAAGGAACAAATTGTTTAACACCTTTATAGAATAAAACTATAAAACTATCATTATTTCTTTCTCCAGAACTTGAATTATTAATATTAATTATTTTTCCATTTGATGGTTTTATATTAAAATATAACCAGAAATTATAAGAATATTCAGCACCACCATTTTGATTAACAGAAGGATTAATATTAAGATAATAAGGATCGTTTTTATTTAAAGTTTCAATTCTTGCTTGATCTAAAGTTAATGGATAAATTCCAGTGAAAATCTTAGTTTCTTTTTTATTAGTATTATATAAACGGATTGAACTTAAATATTCTCTATCAAAAATAGAATATGCTATAAAACCCATAATTAATACTATGAAAATCCCTAAAATTATTTGAAGTATAAGATTTAGCATTTTTATATCTATTTATATATATTATAATTTATAAATTGGATTTCTAACTCCATACATTCCTAATCCTAATCGTGCTAGAATATTTCCAATAGGACCCCAATAATAATCATTATACACATCACGCTGATTTAATTCATAATTAAATGTTGATATTTTTGAAACTAATCCAGAAAACCCAGGTCCTTCTGTAGCATTTAATTCACCACCAACATTAATTACACCTTTATTATTAATATTAATTTTAGTTAATCTTTTTCGTGTATCTTCTGTATCTCCTAAATATCTATCCTTTTCATTATTAGAAGTTGTGCTAACTAAATCGCCATCAACATAAGCATATATATAATTCTTATAAGAATTAGCATTACAGACAATAGCAATATGAACCCATCGCTGAAGAGGAATATAAGGAATAACAATACCTGTTCTCATAAATTCTTTTAATTTATTTTCAGTTAAATTATTATAAACAGCGACATCACTTGATGATTTATCGCCTGTTTCTCCAAAACGGAAATACATTTTATTATCAGTTTTATCTAAGAAGACAAAAGGAGATGCTAAAGCAGGATTTTTAACAGATGCTGATGTTTGAACATTAAAAACATTTTTATAATTTCCGGCAAATTTATTCATATCATGGATATAAATCCAGAATGTATAACTTCTTCTTTCTCCATTTCCGGTAGTTTTAATATCAAAATCAAATCTTCTTGATTCGGTACAAATTACAGGTATCCGCGTTTCATTAACAATTTGACGAACATTATAGAATAATTTAGTAGTAATAAAATAATATAAAATATATGCTATAAAAAGACAAACTATAATAACTAGAAATAGACCAATATATATACCATTATCAGATAAAAACCCTTGTTTATTACTTGAAAAATTCGAATAAGATTTTGATACATTATCACTGGCATCACTAAACATGTCTTTAAATTTATCAAGGGCACTAGAACTCATTTCTTATATCTATTATTAATAAATAAATTTTCTATTTATAATACTCGAATGATATTTTCCTATTTGTTGAAAAGGGAATGAAGATTTAAAAGCATTCTTATTATTTTTCTTTTGTAGGGATAAATAACTTAACATTTTTGTAAAATTCTGTTTATCTCTTTTTTCTTTTTTATTTGGAAAATCATATAAATTTTTAATAATAGAGATAAATAAATCTAAACTAATTTCATTAGATTTATTCATAAATAAATCGAAATAACAAAAATTAATAATAAATTTTTTATAATATTCCTCTTTATCTTTCTTTTTTCCTTTACGATTACTTAATTCATTAATTAAATTTTCATGAAAATTTAATGGAATAATCCATTGTTCTTTTAATAAAAGTTTTTTTAAATTATTTCTATTAAAATTAGATGTATATAAATCATTATAATCTATAAAATTATCAGAATTATTAAATCGTAAATTATTAATCATTTTAATAGCTTCATTAATATTATAATCAGTATCACCTATTATTTTTAACGCTTCTCCAAATTCTATATCTTTTTTATAATTTTTTAAAATATCATATATTTCGTATTCACTTAATTTTTTAATTTCAATAATTTTACATTTTTTTTTGATTTCCCCTATTTTCTTTATTACATCATTATTAATTATTATTATTATAGGAATATTTTTAAGTTTTCCAATATTATTAAGTATAAAATTATATATCGATAAATTAATTGTATTATCAATAGAATTAAGAACATCAAAATCATCAATAACAATAATTTTATTTGAAGTATTATTTGTTAATATCTGTATTAATGAAGAATTAAATGATTTATTTAAAAAATCAATTAATTGTAATGACGATAAACAATTATTACTATCAATAGAAATATGAAATAAATTCAAATCTTTAATTATTTTATTAATTAAATAACTTTTACCAGAACCTGAAATACCTGAAATAAATAAACAAGAATCAAATGATAATCTAGGGAAAGAATAACAATCAATAATCCATTTTTTAATTTCTTCCATAATTAAATTATTAATTAAAAATTATTTTTATAATGAGATAAAAATAATAAGATAATATTGCTATTATTGGATATATAATATCAAGTGTAATCATCGCATTAGGATTATATGTAAGCATATTTCCGTAATTATCAAATAACATTGGTGGTTTTATTATAAAAATAAGAACTATTATAAATATATAAATTAATATTGGGATGATAGGAAACATAGTTATTATTCTATAAATTAAATATAGAATAAATGATTTTAAAATTAATAATAATAATATTTTTAATTATTGGTCTTATTTATCTTGTTTATATGTCTATTGAAAAATTTTCAAATAAGAATTATATAAATAGCGAAGAAATACCCCTAGAATATAATCAAATATATTCATCAATCCCATATGATATAAAAATTAAAAATGAAAATTCATCATATTATGATTATGGTAATGATGAACTTAATGAAAAATTTATTAAGGTATTTAATATAAATCAAAAGAATTTGATAAAAATGATTGAAGGAATTGAATGGACGGATTGGAAAAATATAAATGAAGATCCGCAGATAATTAAATATAGTGATAAAGTTATGAAAGAATTTGAAAAAAAACTAAATAATGATATATTTAAAATTAATAATAATCCTAATTATAAAATTATTAATAAAAATATAAATCGTTATAAATTATCAACTTCCAATAATAAATTAATATTATTAGATATTGATGTTATTATTCATAGACCCAATAGACCTCTCGCTCGTCATATTAAAATTTTAGTAGTATCAAATAATTATTATGTTAATTTTTTAATGATAAAGGTTATAGGGGTAATTAAAGAATGTGATTTAAATATACAATTACAATCTTCAAATGATATTAATCAATATAAAGAATTTAATCCAGAAAGAAAGATATTATATGATATGAATTCATTTATATATGATACTAATGATAAACTTGTTAATTCTGAAATTGAATATCAATTGTATCAAAAATTACTTAAAGAATTGGATAATAAATAAATTAATAATGTCGTATTTTGAATTTGTTTTTACTGGAAATCTTACACCTGTTTATGAAGATAAAACTAATGAATTTCTAAAGGAAATTAATAATTATTATGTTCCATATACTATTCATAAAATTATTGATGAAGATATTGGAGATGATAAAAAAAATAGAACTATTATTATTCATTCACATTTAAATATTACTGATGTATTATCAAAAAAATTTCTAAGTTGTAGATTACATATGAATCTATATTGGAAACAACAAATTATTTAGCGAATTTTACCCATTCATCTTTAATTTCATTAATTATTTTTATAATATTTTTACAATTTTGAGAGAAGAAATTGTAAAATAATTGTTTATCAGTGGTTGATAATGTAAAACGAACTAATAATTGTTTTATTAAAGGATGTGGACAAATATATCCAACATAATCGCAATTTAAATCATTATATTTAGATTTTTCACGGATATATTTATTATGAAGAATTGATTGAATAATATTTCCTAAGGTATCATCTTCATCATCGATTTTAAAATTGAATGAATTGGGAATATTTTGAACTTCTTCAATTTCAATTTCTTTATTATCTAATTTAAGTATAAGATTTTCTAATTTGTCTATGAGAATATCCATTGCTTTTTTGAAAAGATATTTATATGAATGTCCATTAATTGTTTCAATTTGAAAATTAATTTTAGAAGGTTCTCCATATTTATCTTTAAAATAACTTCTTTCTTTATCAAGAATGTTATCTGTTTTATTCGCTTCTAAATCATCTACTACAAAGAAGAAGTTTGATAAAGATACAGGAGAAAATGAAGAATTTATTTTTGCTGTTCTTTTAATAGCATTTGCTTTTAAATGAATTTTCTCATTTAAACGAAGTCTAGTAATTAATATATGATTTTTTGTAATAGGATTTGGAGGAAATATTTCTTCCAATTCTTTAGCAGTTAATGGTTTATCTTTATAAGTTCCTGTAAAATCTGCTGTAGTAATATTTAACATTTTAATATCAGGATTATTATTTTCTTTATTTAATTCAAATGTATAATCATCATCTTCGTATTTTTCAACTATTGCTTCTTTAATATGAAGTGGAATAAGACCAATTCTATGTATCATAAATTCATTATGAAGAGGAGTATTATTAAATAATATATTAATGGTTGGATGTTCTTCTCCATAAAAAGCAACTACAGGTATTTCGCTTAATATAACTCTTCTTATTGAATTAATAAGACCTAAATCTAGATTATCAATATTAAATGAGTGTCTATCGGCAATCTTATCATATAAATAATTATTAAACATTCTCCTTTTTAATAAATGAATTTAAATTTTTATGTCATTTTTTATTCTTTTATTTTATCATTATTTTAATAAATGATTCTATTTTATAGTGAAACATGTCAACATTGTTCAGTTCTATTAGATACCATAAAACGTCATGATAGTAAAAAAACAATTAAAATAGTTTGTATCGATACTAAGATAAATATTATTAAAGATATTATTAAAAATGTCCCTGCTTTAATGTTTTTACCGACTAAAGAAATTATTTATGGTAAAGCAGTTTTTGATTATCTATTATTACCAAATCGTGGATATTTATTTACAAGTAAAAGTGGAAGAAATAATAAAGAAGAAACATCTCCTTCGTCATTATCTTCACCAATACCTTTAAATGAAAAGAGTATAAATGATGAACCAGAAGCATTTTCATTAGGAAGTATTTATGCTGATAATTTCAGTTCTATAGATGAAAATAATATTATAAATAATAAGGTTTATAATTGGGATTATATAGATAATGATAATAGAAATATTAATATAGAGAGAGAATTCAAAGAAAAATCCAGTGAAAATAATTCAAATAAGAAATTACCTTCAATAGAAGAATTAACAAAAGAAAGGGAAAATTTATTTAAAGATATTAAATAGAATATTTATATATATGGCAACATCAAAAGTTATATTTAATCAATATTATTATGATCTATTAACTAAAATTAGAACTATCGCAAAAAAACATAAAGATAATAGTTCAACTGCTAATAAGGTTTTAGAAGTAATGAAAGATAATTATAAAGAATTTGATAAAACATCTGGAGAATATGTTGATTTTTTAAATACTAATTGTGATGATGATTTTTGGAAGTCATATCTAGATATTGAGAAGGAGAATTGTGATGATTGGTTAAAGAGAGATGATATTAAGAATGTATGTATTTTTAAGGATATTTCTATTGGAGAGATTGCTAAACTTCTTAGAGATAATTTTCTATGTCATCATTTTCTAAGTGTTTTTTACATTTATAAAAATGAAATGAGCGATGAAAGTGCTTCTACTATTCTAAAAATTCTTCAAACATTTAGTGAAGATTTTGAACTAGATAATGAAAATTATAAGAAAGTTATTAATCGTCTTAATAACATGAAGAGTGAAAAAGTAAAAGAAAATTCATCTTTTGAAGGAATGGGTGAATTAAAAGATACTACTATTGGAAAGATTGCTAAGGAAATTATCGAAGATGTTAATATTGATAAATTTAAACAAACTATGACCGAGGAAGGTGATATTCTAAAAGCTCTTGCTAATCCTGAAAATGGATTAGGTGAATTATTTTCAAAGGTTGGAAATAAGGTATCTGATAAAATCTCATCAGGAGAATTAAATCAAGATGCTATTATGAAAGATGCTATGAAATTTGCTTCTATGCTCCCTTCTATGTTTGGAAATAATGGAGGAGGTGGTGGTGGAAATGGTGATTTTAATATGGCAGATATGATGCGAATGATGGGTGCTATGAATGGTGGAGGAGGTAGAAAGACTAAGACAGCGGTTAATAAAAATGGATTAAAGGCTCTTGCTAAAAAGGCGGAACTTCAAAAGAAGTTAGCAAGTAAAAGATAAGTTCAATTATTTTTGTTTCTTTTAATAGAATATGATTAGTTTTAAAGATAAAATTTTAATAATTTCAAATTTTATATTTTTCATAGCATTGTTATTATCATTAATAACAAGAACCATATATTTCATAATATTTGCGATAATAATAAATTTATTTCTTTTATATGTCTATTTTTATTATAATAAAGAACAATATAAGATAAAGGAAGAATTGGAAAATAATAATCAAGCAATTATAAATAATAGAATATGTGTTAAACCATCTAAAAATAATCCATTTATGAACCCTACTATTGTTGATATTGGTCTAAATGATAATCTAAATTTAAATGCGTGTTATATAGATAATCCAAAAATTAAAAAAGATATTAATAATCATTTCTTTAATAATCAATATAAAGATGTTATAGATATTTTTGATAGAAATTCATCGCAAAGACAATTTTATACTATGCCTTCTACGACAATTCCTAATAATCAAGAAGCTTTTTCAAAATGGTTATATTATAGAAAAGAAAGTTGTAAAGAGGGAAATGGAGAACAATGTTTTAATAATATAATGTAATTATTAATTAGATAATATGGAAAATCAAGCATTTAAAACAGATAAAACATATTTCGAAAGTCAAAATAATATATGTTCTGATAGTTGTTGGGCAGATTTTAAAAATCATGGCAACGAAAAAATAATGAATTATCAAACTTATGAAAATTATTCTCAATTAATTCCATGCGAAAGTCCAAATGTTCGTCTTCCAGCATTTATGTTAGACCATCCTAATCTTCGTGGTCGTGCTGGTTATGGTATCGCTGATAGTTGTCTTATTGATAATTATAATAATCTTGTTAAAAACGACGAATTGATGACTAGAGATAAATGTAAAATTCAATTATTTTCACGAATTTTTACAGGTGTTCCGCAATTAAAAGGTTGTGGTGGTGATATAACTAAAGAATTAGATATATTATCAGGAACAGATACAACATCTTCTATCGGTTCTTCTTCTGGAGGATGTAAAAAAAGATTAATGGAACTTCAAATAAAACATCCAATACCACTTGTAGATTGTATGAAAGATATTCAAAATCCAGATAATATAGTTCCTATATGGATTAATGGAGGAGAAGATACGCGTTCTTATATAAATAGAATGAATTTTAATAAAAATATTTGATATGTATAGAATAATGAGTTTTAATAGAACTAAATATGATAATTGTTCTTATAAACAAGATTTAAAAACCAGTGTAGAAACATTAAGTCATATTCTTTCACCTTATAGATATGAACATAAAGATAAATGTATTCATCAATTAGGATTTTTAGGAGGAACTGCTGTTTCACATATTCAAGGAAATCTAGTAGATTTAGATAGTGAATTAAGAGGTCAAACACGTATCATTACTAAATGTTATTCTAATCAATTCAAACCTTCTAATGATAATATCATTAATAATGATAAAACACCTCCTATTAATACTACTATGAACCATCTTCCTTCTTGTCAATCAATTATGTATAGATCTATCCCATTACCTCCCCCAATTAAAATAAATAATTGTTAAGTTTTTTTTATTTTATTTCTATTAGAATTAATAAGAGAAAATATGTATAAACCAAATGATACAAGAATGATTTATGATAATTCTTCATATCAAGAAGAATTAAAACGTTCTATTTATTCAGGAAATTATCAATTATCAACACCATATAATGATTGTATGGATTGTGATAAATATATTCCCAATGACCCTCATATTCGTTTTCAAGCATATGGTCAAAATGTTTGTAGTATGAAAAAAGCAGTTGATGATAGCACTGAATTATCTGGAATAAATTATAAAAATTCTAAATGTAATGCTGACGCATATTCACCTAATAAATATATATCCACTGGATGTGTTCCACAAACAATAAATGATATTCGTAAATGTTCTATTCCTACTGAAAGTTGCCGTTTATCAAATCCTCCATGTTCTTTAAAAGAAATTGGTATAAATCGTTTTGATCCTCTTTGCTGGAACCCTCAATCAAAAGCTTTAGAAAGTTTTGATAGAATTGGAATTAATTATAGAATGGTTGCTAAGGATAATCATATACCATTAATAGAAACCCCTGATAATCAAGAAGATAAATTTATGCCTAAACAATCAAATAATGAATATTCAAATGATTTAAATAAATGGAGTGAAATTAATAAGAATAATCAAAATTATTCTCCAGGTTATATGTATCCAAATCCTAATCCTGTTCTTAAATGTTCTTAATTATTATTAAATAAATTAATAGCATTAACCGCATTTTCAAGTAATTCTCCGTTATTTGCGGTATTATCTGTTGTTTTTTCTTGAACTAAGAAATCATTAATATTTTTAGTTTGAATATATATGTGTGTATCATCATCAACTCCTTTAAATTTCATTCCAAATCCTTCACCACCGAAGAATGAAGAAAAAAGAGATTTCCCTAATTTACTGATAGTATATTCATATTTATTATTACATGCTAAAAATACCCCATTATCTATAATTATATAATCATTTATAGGAATATTTATTCTTTCTAAATTTCCATAAGCACATAACCATATATATCCATATTCACCTATAACACATTCAGCAGTAGGTAATATAAATCCTTCTTCTTGACCTATTTCAAAAATTCCTTTAAATTTAAATGTAAAAGATATCTTAATATTTCCCGTAGATGCTAGAAAACTATTACGAGATAGTCGAAATATATTTCCTTTTTTTATTTTTATTACTATAATGGAATTTAAAAAATTACTTCCAAGATATAAATAACCTTTTTTACTATTTTTTCCTGAATATAATTGATAAAATAAGGGTTCTCCAGCAAATATTTTTTGAAATCCATTTAAAATTCCATCAAAATGTATATCTGCTTTTTCAATACCACTATTCATACATATAAGAGAACCTAATCGAGTTATAATAAAATCATTATCATCAAATAATTCTATTTTAAGATAATGATTTCCTGGTGTTCCTAATATGGAACTTGAATTATATATTCTATCAACACTTGTTTTAATATTTCCATTGTTTTTTTTCATCATTATTTTATTTAATAATATTATGGATTTTATTAAATAAAAAAAAGGATTTTGAAAATGATGTTTAAATACTTACATATATAAATAATCTTGAATTTTATAAAAATTAATTACTTATTATCGTTCTTTTATAATAATTATTTTATTATTATTATTTTATAGATATGGAAGAACAAGGATTTAAATACGAAGATGAAGAATTGGACGAAATTGATTATTATGAAATCGTATCTCTTGATGAAATTATCAAAATTAATCCAGTATTCGTCGCATTCTCACAAGAAGAACTTTATGATTATTTCTTTAATTTCCTTAAATCTAAAACAAAAGCAGAAGGATTTTTAAATCTTTTTAATGAAGTTATAGAACGTAAAAAATCTCCATATAATACAAATAATTTTATAATTGTTGCCGATGCTAAAAGAGATAATTTTCAAGAATTAGATATTGAAGAATTTGTTAATAAAATTAAATCAAATAATAAAGAACAAATACAATTTGCTTTAAATAATAAAAATAAACTTTGGTTTCCTCTTATTTATGATATGGAAAATTCAATAAATTTCTCAACAACATCAACATCTGTTCTTGAATTAAATAAAAATGATAATTATATAATCTTTAAAGACGATGAAAGAGATATCCCTGTTCTTGCTTTATATTATTATGAACCTTCATCTACATTAAAAACAAATCTTAATGAAAAAGTAGTAGATTTCTTAAATAAGGATAGGTATAAAGGGGATATTTTAAATAAAGGAGATTTTAAATCATTTGAAGAAATGATTAAATCATATAAGATAAAACTTCCTTTGGAAAAAATAGATGAAGATGAATTTAATTATTCATCAATAAATGAATTATTTAGTAAATTTAATTATGATTTGGATTATATGGATGATGATAATTATCAACAACTTAAAAATCATTTAGATATGTTAATTAAAAAAGAAAAGGAGATAAAAGTTGAATATAAGAAGGTTAAAATTGAACCATTTGATTTAACAAATAATAGATATAAATTTTATATAATTATCCAAAGTTTTATAAAACTTCTTGATATTACTCATAAATCATCATTAGATATATCAAATAGAGTTAAGTTATTTGATAAAGAAAAAGAAGTAGTATCACCTATTATAAATGACTTAGATAAATTAGTTTTGAATATAAATGAAGGAAATTTTGATGATATTATAAATAATTTAAAAAATATTAGAAAAAATCTTTCAATAAATAATTATTTATCTTTATTTGAGAAGAAGATTGAAAATAAGATTACTAATATCTTAAATATTTTTGAAATTCTAACAAAATCTTATAATGACATATTTAAAATATCATTTGATTTTCATGAAGAAGAACATGAGATTAAAGCAGGATTAGATACAAAGAATTATGAAGGAATTCCTGTTCGTGTAGATGAATTTAAGAAAAATGCGATATTTATAGATGAAGATGATAATGATGATGTTGAAGAAAACGATGTTGTAGATGATTTAACATATTTTAAAAAATATTATCATAATAGTCGATATAATCTTGAAAAAGGTTTTATAGATGTTCTTAAAAAGATATGTCCATCTCTTAAAAAAATGGGTGATTTAAGCAAACTTCCTCTAAATTTTGATATAATTATTGAAAATCTTTTTAAAAATTATTCTGGAAAAGTTCAAGAAAAAATTGTTATAATTAAGAAAAAATATAATGGAAAATTTGACGATGATTATTATAAAGAACAAGCAAAGAAAACTGAAAAATTTGTTCTTACTATGGATGATGAAGATGTTGAATTAGTAGAAGCATATGAAGAATATACTTCTTTAATAACTGATATCATTTTTGATGTTATATGTAAATGGTCTATTGAAATTCAAAATGATATTATAAATGGAACTTTAATGTTTGATAGAAGTAGATGTTATATTCCTTGTATTAATGATGCTTGGAATGATTATGGGATGCCTTATAATATGGAAACTAAGGATAAAGATGGAGTTTTGATTTATTTAATGTGTGTTTTTGAAGAAGTTTTTAAAGAAGATTTTAGTGAAAAAGATGAAAATTATCTACCATTTCCAATTGATTTCAAAAAAATGATTATTCAAAAAATTAAAGATGTTTATTCACATGATTTGAAGAAATTTGAAAAAGGAGAGAAAAAAAAGAAGAAAGATACAAGAGGTCTTGAAGCACAAAAAAGATTAGTTGAATATTATGATGATAAAAAAAATCCACAAAAATATAAGGAATATAAAAATAAAAGTGATAAATTTTTTGATAATTTCATAGAAGCTTTGATATATATGCCATCTGTTAGATATGAGAAAATACATAAATATTTATTAGGTTGTTGTTTAGAAAAAATTGATGAAAATTTTAGTGCTGATGTTTTTCTTAAATCTAATCGTAAAGATTTAGATAAAGCAAAGGGATTATTTGCCAGTGAACGTGTATTAAATAAGAAAAGATATGAAAGATTTTATTTGAGTAAAAAAGATATTATTATTAAAAATGAAGGTTTTAAGGGGATTAAAAATAATAATGATACTTATTTTATATATGAAAGTTCTTTAGATGAATGGTTTGTTAATATGAGTGATAAAACAATAATTAATAAAAAACATAAAGAAGATATTCAAACAAAATTAAGAGATACATATAATATTCATATAAATATGAAAGAATTTAAAAAAATTCCAAAAGATTTTAATTTTAATAATTATCGTCAAATTCTAAATACTATTTCAACAATTTTATTTAATAATCTTAAAAATGATGCCTTGGGAATTATAAGAGAAATTAATGAAACTATTAAAGAATTAGATAATCTTTCATCAATAATTAATGAAGATAATAATACCTATATTTATCAAATAAGAACTATTTTTATAATACGTGCGATGTGTCTTCCAGCATATCCTGATATAAATCAAAATCCTAAATTTATATCAAAAATTAAGATTGATAATGAAGTTTTTAAGAAAATTACAAATGAAATTATTTCAAAAGTTTTTAAAATTATTGGTGATAATAAAATGCCTACATTAGAAGATCAAATAAATTATATTAATAAAATTCGCGAGGAAAGTAAAGATAAGATTTTATCAAATTTAAATAAAAAAACAAGAGAAGAAAGAGATATTATTAATGAAATGAAAAAGATAGGTTTGAAAATGGATGATGGTGGAGATGATGATAATCGTGTAATTATTAAAGATAAACCTGAAGATAATGCTGAAGATGATTTTAATTTAGGTGAAGATGATGCTGAAGGAATGGAAGAAGATTTAGATGATGAAAATTATGGATTTATATATAGTAGATATACATCACATAATTATTATGATGATTAAAAATAAAAATCTATATATTATTAATGAATTTTAATTATTTTCATAAACAAGTAAATAAAATAATTGAAGAAAATCATCAAAATCCAATAAATAAAGAAATAAATTATAATGAATTAAAGACTATAAGTGTTAATATTTTTAATATATATTATAATGAATTGAAAATACATGAAAAGAATTTTAATATATATGTAATTAAAAAATTATATAATGAAAGTGAATTTAATTTAAAACTTAAATTATTATTTAATTTACCTGATTTTTATACAATAATATTAAATGATTTTATTAAATTTATATTTGAAATAATTAAAAAAACTAAACAAAATATTTGTTCAATGATTTATAATTCTTGTTATAAAGATGGAGAAAAAATAGAACGATTACCTGAATATAAATATCATTATTATTTAACTAATAATAAAGAAAAATGTATTTATAATTGGTTTAATGAATATAAAAAAATTTTAAATAGTCATTTAAATAATAATTTAAATAACGAATTATATATTAGACAATCTAATATTATTATTAAATTAACTGAAATTAAAGTAGAATTAAAACTAAAAAAAGATTTAGAAAATTCTAATAATAATCAAGAAATATCTATAAAAGATTTAGAAAATTCTAATAATAATCAAGAAATATCTATAAAAGATTTAGAAAATTCTAATAATAATCAAGAAATATCTATAAAAGATGTTGAATAAATTTAAATTATATTATTAAATGTTATTTATTTATTCTTATTGGATATTTACTTGGTTTATTTTATATTTATTAAATATTATCCCTTATAATCCTATATTTTATATTATTATTGGATATATTATAACAATATTTGAATTCATTTATTTAATTCTTAAAAAAACTAATAAATATAATTTAATAAAATATACTATTATTAATATTATTATTAAATTATTCCCTATTATAATGTTGATATATTTAAATAAATTCCAATTTAATTTAAAAGATATTTATTTTGGATTTTTATTAATTATCATATATCTTCTTTTGATGATTATATTTAATATAAATCCATTTTTAGAATATGATAAATTATTAAATACTTATATAAATAATAGCAATAATAATAAAACAATATCTAGCAAATTATATGATTATATTTATATAAAATTTCTTTCTTAATTTTTTTATCCAATATTCATTTAGATTAAATATGGATTATATTAAAAATGATATGC